AGTAAAGTGCCTAACAGAAGACGAACACACTTATTTAACAGAATCACAGGTATTAAACAAACAAACTTTAAAACCAAGTGAGCAGGATGCAATCTTAAAGATTTACAATCGTATCTTTGGAATCAGCAGAGAGCCTACTTCTTGTGCTACTTGTTGGTTAGAAATTATCGATAAAATGCAAAAGGTATTTAACGAATACGCTGAGTAATGAAATACTATCTTATCGACCACGGAAACCAAATGCTCGAAGCTGCCAATGCAGTAACAGACCTTCTAACAAAGCAAGGATGTCACTACGTAGTTTACTTAACAGATGCAGATGGATTAATGTGCGTAGAAGAGATAAGCGAGAATGAATTTTTAGACCACTTTAAAAAGAACCAAAAAACGAAATAAGAAATGGCAAAAGTAGGAAGACCAAGAAACCTAGATTCACCAGAACAACTAAGCGAACTATTCGACAAATACAAAGCAGACGTAAAAGCTAATCCAAGAATCAAAAGCGTATTCGGAGGAAAGGAATTTGAAGAGAGAGCAGAGCCACTAGAAAGACCTCTAACATTAGAAGGATTTGAATTGTTTTGCTTTGACCAAGTAGGATGCGTTGAAGATTATTTTAGAAACAAAGATAAAAGATACAACGAATTTACCTCCATCTGTACGCGTATACGAAAAGCAATACGTCAAGACCAAATCGAGGGAGGTATGGTAGGACAGTACAATCCATCGATTACACAACGTCTCAACGGCTTAACTGAGAAAGTTGAAAGCACGATTATAACAGAGCAACCATTGTTCCCTGAGGAGTAAGTATGTTTAAAAGAACGACTGCGATTAATAAGATTCTTTCGTTGAAAAAACGAATTAAGATAATTCAAGGAGGAACATCTGCAGGAAAGACATTCGGAATACTACCTGTGTTAATAGACAAGTGTGCTAAAGAGCCAAACCTAGAAGTTTCTGTTGTAGCTGAATCCATCCCTCATTTAAGAAGGGGAGCTTTAAAGGACTTTATCAAAGTGATGAGGTGGACAGGACGCTACAACGATGACAGGTTTAACAAGACGTTATTACGTTACGAGTTTGGCAATGGAAGTGTAATAGAGTTCTTCTCAGCTGATGACGCATCTAAACTCAGAGGAGCAAGAAGAGACATCTTATACATAAACGAATGTAATAACGTAAGCTTTGAAAGTTATAACGAATTATCAATAAGAACTAAGCGAGAAGTGTTCTTAGACTTCAATCCTGCAAATGAATTCTGGGTACACAAGGAACTAAAAGACGAACCTGACTCAGACTTTATTATCTTAACTTACAAAGACAACGAAGCATTAGACGAATCAATCGTAAGTCAAATAGAAAAGAACCGTGAGAAAGCATCAACGTCATCTTACTGGGCTAATTGGTGGCGTGTTTACGGACTAGGAGAGATAGGTAGTTTAGAAGGAGTAATCTTTAACAATTGGAAAACGATTGACACGATACCAAGCGATGCCAAGTTGATAGGAATAGGACTTGACTTTGGATACACGAACGATCCTACCTCAGCAATCGAAATATACAATTACAACGGACAAAGAATAATCAATGAGATATGTTACCGTACAGGAATGGTAAACTCAGACATTGCTAAGATCCTGCCTAACCACGTTACTATTTACGCTGATAGCTCAGAGCCTAAATCAATAGAGGAGATTCGTAGATTCGGTAAGATGATTAAAGGAGTAACCAAGGGAGTTGACTCAATCAAGTTTGGAATTGACGTAATGCAACGACAAGAATACTTAGTTACCAGTGCGAGTACAAACCTAATCAAAGAACTTAGAAGTTATTGTTGGAGCGTAAAGAAAGACGGAGAGAAAACAAACGTACCTATTGACCATTACAATCACGCTATTGACGCATTGAGATATCACGAGATGGAAACACTAGGTTTAAAAAAGAACTATGGACAATACAACATCAGATGATCTTCCAATGATGAAAAGAGTAGTTGAGGACTACATCTATCAGCGTACAGGAAAACGAATTACAATAGTATTCGATGACGTAATGATGATACGCAGACACTTCCAAATGCTGACTGCAGCCTATGACATTATCCTAGTGCAACAAAACAAAAATTAAATCGTTTTAAAATTATGAAGTTAGAAATTAACGTACCTTCAAGCCTAAGTGAAATACCACTTAAACATTACCAAGACTTCCTAAAAGTTCAGGCAGATTCCAACGATGAGGAATTTGTCGCTCAGAAGATGATTGAAATCTTTTGTGGCATAACTCTCAAGGACGTAGTTAAAATGAAGCTAACGAGCTTAAATGAGCTAATAGCGCACTTCACACAGTTGTTTTCTGAGAAACCTAAGTTTCAAAATAGGTTTAAAATTACATCAGAAGAAGGAGAGATTGAATTTGGATTCATTCCAGAATTAGAGCAGATAAGTTTTGGAGAATACGTTGATCTAGAATCGCATCTTACAACTTGGGAAACATATCACAAAGCAATGGCAGTTATGTACCGACCAATTATCAAAACACGGAAAGATAAATATGATGTTTTACCCTATGAGCCAAACAAAGACTTTCAGGAGTTAATGAAGTTTGCACCTTTGGACATAGTTATAGCAAGTAGTGTTTTTTTTTGGAGTTTAGGAAGCGAGTTACTAACGGCTACCCTGAATTATTTGGAGAACGAGATGAAGAAGAACACGAAGCTTACAACGACTTTTCAGAAACAACTCAATTTGCAAAACGATGGGGATGGTATCAATCAATATATGCAATCGCTCAAGGAGACATTACAAGATTCGATGAAGTTACCAATTACAAACTTACTAAATGTCTCACCTATCTCGTCTTTGAAAAGCAAAAAACAGACATTGAAAGAAGACAATTTGAACGCAATTTAAAACGATGACAGGATTCTACGACATACTAGACAAACTTAAGTGGCACTTTGATAACGATGAGATTGTCAACACGGTAACGCAAGGAGACATCTTTCAGGTTGATCTTAACAAACAAACTATCTTTCCGTTAACGCACATAATGGTAAACAGTTCTACGTTATCAGATAACACGCAGACGTTTAATGTTTCAGTGATTGCTATGGATATTGTAGACGTATCAAAAGCAGAACCACTTAATAACTTTGAAGACCGTGATAATGAACTAGATGTATTAAATACTCAGCATCACGTCTTAAATAGATGTTACCAACAAATGCTTCACGGTAATCTTTGGGATCAGCAATTCGTAGTAGAAACAGACCCTACGTTAGAACCATTTACAGAAAGATTCGAGAACTTACTTGCAGGTTGGACGATGACATTCGATGTTACTGTTCCTAATGACATGACGATTTGCGACACAGGAAGCTATGCTCCTTACTGCTCACCTTCATACGTTGTAAACACGAACGGAAGTTACTCAGCAACTATTCAGAGTGGAGAAACTCTTACGTTACCTGACACGACATTGAATCTACAAATAGACGGAACACAAGTAGCGACATCAACATTTGCAACTTTAAGCAATCAACTTATAAATTTAGTATGGCAATAGACATTAACATTCCATCACAGGTAAAGAACTACGCAAACCTAGCAGCGTTTCCTGCAACAGGTACGCTAAAAACAATCTTCATAGCAGAGGACACTAACAAGACATATCGTTGGACAGGTTCAGCATACGTTGAGATTTCAGCAAGTCAAGCAACTGCGTGGGGAACTATCACAGGAACGCTATCCGCACAAACGGACTTGAATACTGCATTGAGTGGTAAAGTCCCAACGACTCGCACCCTAACAATAAACGGAACTACACAAGACCTATCCGCAGATAGAACATTCACGATATCTACGGGAATCACAATCGGTACGACTGCAATCACATCGGGTACTATTGGACGTGTATTGTTTGAAGGTACGGGAAATGTAGTGCAAGAATCAGCTAACTTGTTTTGGGATAATACGAATGGAAGGTTAGGGATAGGAACGAGTACGCCTAGTGTGCCTTTAGAAGTAAATGGAAATGTTAGAATCACACAATCGGGAAGCACAACATTCGGAGTTAACATAGCGACCACGGGTGGAGCTACTACAATTACTCCAATATCAAGTACCTCAAATATTACTTTAATTAGTCAAAATTCAAATAGTTATTTATCGTTAGCACCTAGTTCAGTTGCTTTAGTTTCAAGAGGTGGAAATCTATTTGTAAACGCTTTAAATGTTTTGGCATTTGAAACGGGTGCATCAAGTACGGAAAGAGCAAGGTTCGCAACGACAACGGGAAATTTCCTCATCAACACCACCACAGACGCAGGATTCAAGCTTGACGTTAATGGTACTGCGAGGGTGGTTAATGACCTATCATTAGGAACTACCTCAACGACGGGCGCAAATATAATTGTAAATAGGTCAGCAGTTGGTTCAGCAGATTTATTAGCAAAATTTGATTTTCAAAGAAATAGTATATCAACGGGCTATATAGAGGCAAAATTAAACTCAAGTTTATTGGAATATGCATTCTATGCAAATGGACAAGACCACTTTAGATTAACAACATCTGCGGCTTCTTTTGGAAAATCTAATGGCTTAAGCAACATCCAAGTGTCTATTTGGGCAGCATCAAATCATTTAACATTAGGGAATCCAACAAGTGCAATCACCAACATTGATGCTATATTTCAATCAGGATATGGTGAAGTAGGTAAAATTCGAGTAATTAAAGGTGCTAATGCTACACCATCAGGGGCTATGGCTTTTTATACGCACAATGGAACTGCTTCTGTAGAAAATATGCGTATTGCTAAGACAGGTAACGTCCTAATCAACACAACAACTGACGCGGGATATAAGCTTGATGTGAATGGGACTGCGAGGGTTAACACGCTGACAATCGGACTAGGTGGAGGACAAATTGCTACAAATACAACATTAGGATTTCAAGCAGGTGATGCAACGGCAACTGCAGGTGGTTCAACATATATCGGTTATCAAGCAGGAAATAAAAATACGGCAGGTTCAATTACGGCTATTGGACACACTTCAGCTTTGAATAATACAAGCGGGGATGGTATAACTGCAATCGGAGGAAGGGCACTTCTTTCTAATACAACGGGTAATTATAACACTGCTTTAGGTTATAGTTCTTTGTTATCAAATACAACGGGCTCAAGCAATACTGCAATTGGGGTTGATACTAGTAGTGGTAATTTTACGGGTAGTGTAATTCTTGGACGTAATGCAACGGCAACTGCAAACAATCAATTTGTGGTGGGTAGTTCGGGAATAAACGCAGGAAGTGTAACAACTGAAGTCAACGTATCAACGCAAGTATGGAACGTAATTATAAACGGAGTAGCAAGAAAAATCTTATTAGCATAAACTTTAAACATAAATAATGGAAACACAAACAAACGGAGTAGCGATTCAACCAATCGTATACCCACTTAACGAAGGTACTGCGACACGATTAAGCGTACTTGTATTGAACTTTGAAACGACTGCAACGACTTGCACAACGTATTGGCAATTACTAACCGAAGAAGGTAAGATGTTAAGCGAAGACAATTACACGCTAACTGAGGAACAATTCTTAACTTGGGGTACTGATAATTCAGTCGTGAACGAGTACGTTGCTGAAGCAATCGGAGTAGTAATCATCTAAAACACGGACTATGTTAACACTATCAGAAGAACAAGTAAAGCAATTAGAAGCAATCTTAAGTGAGTTACCGATGAAGTTCGGAGTTCCAATCTTGAATATCTTAAACGAAGCTAGTAAACCAAAGGATGAAGCAGAGTGAACTTCAAAAGGAATTAGATAGGTTTAAAAACTTTGTCATCAGAGAATCGCAGAAGAACTTGCGTAAGCTAGGAAAAGACGGAGGTAAACTTTACGATTCAATTGAAGGACGTGTTAAAGCGAATCCTAACTCTTTTGAAATGGAGTTCTCAATGGAGGAGTACGGAATCTATCAAGATAAGGGAGTTTCAGGTACTGAGAAGAAATACAATACTCCGTTTAAATACAAAAAAGGTAACAAGAATGCTCCACCTCCTAGGGCATTTGACAAATGGGTTGTAAGAAAAGGATTGTCACCTAGAACTAAAAGCGGAAAGTTCGCAAGTAGGACAGGAATTAAATTTGCTTTGTCTAGGTTCATACAGAAAAACGGAATCAAACCTAGCTTGTTCTTTACGAAACCATTTGAGAAAGCATACAAGAAATTACCACAAGATTTGGTAGACGCATTCGGAATAGACGCAATAAAATTATTTAACGATTCAATATATTTAACACAAAAATAGATGGCAATTTTCGCACGTTCACCTTACATTCTAACAATCAACGAAACAGGACAAACTGCTTCAATGATCCAGATCTTTCTTTGGAATGGAAACACGACTCCAATGCCTGCATCACCTGCTTACACACTAAGCAAACAAATACCTTCGTCAAGTTCACCTGCGACTTACTACGACTTATCTCCTTACATCAGGGAGTTTATCAATCACAACGCATTACAAGCAATCACGACAAGTAACGCACCTACTCCTTCTGCTCAATGGTGCTGGATAGGAATCAAGACATTCAAGAAAACTACAGGTGGATTCGTTCAATTTGGATCAACATTAACTTACAGAGCTTACGAAGGGTACGGAAATTACACGGACGGAGCAAATCCTAATTTATCTAGAATCCATTTAGATGCAGGAACGTACAACTACTATCTTGACGGATCAGGAAACTACGGACATTTGACAATCGAAAACATTTCAGGAGATACAATCAAATACACGAACCTAGTTACAGGAGCTAACAATACTTCGTCTCTAGGAGCATTAAACGTACAAGACTACCCTAGAGTATACTCAACGTATTTAAGTGCAGGAAACAAGGTAGAAATCATAAATGCAGGAAGCACGGTATGGACTGCAACCTTCCAACCAAAAGCAGAATGTAAATACACACCGATTAGATGCGACTTTGTAAACAAATACGGTGCTTGGCAAACTGAGTGGTTCTTTAAAGCAAGTAACCGAGCAATCAACGTTGAAAACACGGAGTACAATTTAATGCCTGCAACTTATCCTAGTTACGATATTCAGGAAGGTCAAAGAAAAGTATTTAACACAAACGCAAAAGAACAAGTCAAGGTAAACACGGATTGGGTAAACGAAAGCTATTCTGAAGTCATTAAACAACTGATGTTAAGCGAAAGAATCTTACTAGACAAATCACCTGTGAAGATAAACACGAAATCAACAGAGCTTTTCAAAAGCATCAACACACATATGATTAACTACCAACTAGACTTTGAATACGCTTACGACACAATTAACTCAGTAGTGTAATGAATAGAAAGGTACAAGTATACATCGAAGGGCAAAGACTCGAACTGTTCAACGATGAGCAGATTCAGGTAACATCCACGCAACAAAATGTAGCAGACATATCAAAGACTTACACGGACTTTTCCCAGAGTTTTACCGTTCCTGCTTCGCCATACAACAATGCTATCTTACAACACTTTTATCAGAGTGATGTGGATGCGACAATTGACCACAACATTCGTAGAAACGCTTTTATTGAGATAGACTTAACTTTCTTTCGCAGAGGTAAAATGCAAATTGAAAAGGCACAACTAAAAAACGGAGCAGCAGAAAGCTATACACTTAGTTTCTTTGGTGATGGTAAAACTTTACTAGATTACTTTGGAGAGGACTTGTTATCAGATTTAGATTACACACCTGTAAATCATCTTTACAACGGAACAGAAGTAAGAGCAAGAATCATTGACGGAACAAATGCTTACAATGTAAAATATCCTTTAATCAGTTCTAAAAGAATTTGGACGTGGACAGGTCAAACACCTACGACAATTACTCCAAGTTGGTTGACAATACCAACTGCTTCTGCTAATGACATACAAAAAAACGCAGGACACATTCACTACAATGAGCTATTTCCTGCAGTAAGAGTTAAAAACATATTTCAGCAAATCGCATCGAAATACGGAGTTACGTTTAATGGAAACTTTCTAAATGATGAGAGATTTACAAAGCTATTTTTGTGGTACAAAAACAAGAACGAAATGCAAGTATTATCTGAATCATATTTAGTTAATATGCAGTCAGTTACTACGCCAACAGGACTTTATGATTTAACGACGAGATTTGACACAACTTTAGACACGTTAAACGTAATTGAATTGTCGGGAGTTCTAAGTCACTTAATTGAGTTCAATGTAACGTCTGCATCAACAGGAAATGATTACTACATTGATGTTTACCAAAATGGAAACTTATTTACTACGCTCGTAGGAAACGGAACAGGAACTTATAC